GAATAGCACAATCCTTTGGTGTTTCTGATATTTTCAAGAAAGATCAGCTGCAATTGGTGCAAGCGATTGAGATGAAGCAGCAATCACTGGCACCTGTTCCAAAGATTGAAATACCCAAAACCAACGCTCCCGATCCAGAGTCAGTTGAGGAAATAGAGCAGCAGCTCAAGCCCTATATCGATAGGGGATTGCGGGTGAGATTTTCCGACACGCAATGGTTTATGTCATGTGGCAGCAAGAATGATGAGGGCACGCTTAGCATGCCAATGAGGCAAATACTGAAATGTGCAGATGAGGTGATACTATAATTGTGGGCAGAAAGGATCAGCTAATCTATAACCTGGAAATGGCGTATTATGCTGCTGGGTTTCAGAATGCACAGGTTATTGCACAAGAATCATTGAAAGTGTTAGAGCACCACTTCGGTGCAACCTATGATGAAATAGCTGCAAAGTTCCCGGCTAAACCAAAGCCGATAGTTAAGGAGGTTGAACTGGTAGCGCCGCGAGAGAAGGGGGTGCGAGGACGTGGTAACTGAATACCAGAAACTCCAAGCACTGTGTCGCAATGATTTCTATGCATTTGCTGCCAAGGTGTTTAGTATTGTGGAGCCGGGCACGCAGTTCGAGTGGAGCTGGCATCTTGATTGCATATCTCGGCATTTGGAAGCGGTATACCGTGGCGAGATCAAGCGTCTAATCATCAACATGCCACCACGTACCCTGAAAAGCTATTTAGTGGCGCGCGCATTCCCCGCATGGATGCTGGGCAGAGCACCTGAAACAAAGTTCATTGTATCCTCGTATGGCCATGAAGTAGCTGAGCAAAACAGCATGGCCTGCCGTCGCATGATGAAGGATCCATGGTATCTTGATACATTCCAGTGCACCAAGATCAATGCAGAACTGGATCGCAATACGCATTTCGAAACCACACAGGGTGGCCAGTATTATGCGGCGTCTGCCCTGTCTCCGGTTGTGGGGTTGGGCGCTGATATCATTATCATGGATGATCCGATTAAGCCAATGGAAGCGGGATCAGAAACAATCCGCAAAAGCACCAATGAGAACATTCGGGCTACGTTCTTTAGCCGGTTCAATGATAAGCGAACTGGTAGGTTTATCTTGGTAATGCAGCGCGTTCACGAGGAAGATCCAACGGGGCATTTACTTAAGGACGGTGGCTGGACGCATCTCAAGTTACCGGCTGAGGCTAAGCATCCGATCAAGATTAGCTTGGGGGAGAAAACATGGGAAATGCAACAAGGTGATTTGCTCATGCCAAGCAGGCTATCTCGCGAGATACTTGATCAAACGCGCCTGGATATGAGCGAATACAATTACGTTGGCCAAATGCTCCAAGAGCCCGTGCCTGCGGGTGGTGGCGAATTGAAAGAAGAGTGGATGCAATGGTATTCACCTGGTGGTATTCGGCCAAAAGAAATGAATATAGCAATTCTGGTAGATGCTGCCGGTGGCGAGGAAATGAACAAAAAGAAAAAGAAAACCAGCGACTGGACGGTGATGATTGTAATCGGTCTGGCACCAGATAACAATTATTATGTTCTCGACATGATCCGTGATCGGCTGAACCCCACCGAACGGGTGGAAACACTATTCATGCTGCATCGCAAATGGAATGATTTGTGTGGTAAGCCTCCAAAGGTAGGATATGAGAAATATGGTATGATGACAGATACCCATTATATTAGGGAAAAACAGAAGTTTGATTCCTATAACTTTGGCCTGGTTGAGCTGGGTGGCAATATGATGAAGGAAGAGCGGATTCGTAGACTGATTCCTGATATGCAAAACTCACGCTGGTATTATCCGGCAACATTGGCCTACGTGGATTGTGAGGGCAGGAAGTTTGATTTGATCAAGGAAATGATAGGGGAAATGGCAAGCTTTCCACGGGCAAGGTTTGATGATATCCTGGATGCGAAGTCGCGTATTTATGAATCAGAATTATCCATGACATTTCCGAAACAACGTGTTACTATGGTTGGCAAAGCGATACGTAGCGCGGGCGGTGCCGCGCCTGACAATTGGGAAAATTGGTGATGGCACAAACTCCTAATGATTACACAACTGGCCCGATCAATGAAACGATAGTGGCCAAAACATTCCGCAAGCATAAAGAAATCAGCAAGCGCGGGCTAAGCCAACAATATGAGAATACTGAAACATGTTGGAGCTTTTATAACAGCGATCAGATGACGTACAGCGATAAGATCCAATTCTTAGATACTTGGGGCCGCAAACGTCGCGCGATGGTGAACTTCAATAAGGTGCAGCAAAACGTAGATTCTGTGGTTGGCTTTATGGCGCAGAATCGCAGACAGGCAAAGTTTGTAGCCAAATTAAACAAGGATGCAGACCAACAGCTTTACAGTAAAAACATGAATGAGCTGTATGATTATCATCGTGAGAACACCAACGCCGATCAATTGGAAAACGATCAAGATCTCGATATGATGGTCAATGGATATGGCGCAATTGATACTGAATTGAGCTACGATATTGGCAGTGTTACCACGATGCCCAATGGTGAGATTGTGAAGAAGCATATCGCGCCAGATTGTGTGTATTGGGATCCGGCGGCGAAGGGCAAGAACAACCTCGACGCTAAATGGGCTGGGTACTACGAAGATTATGAGCTGCGTGATGCGCTTGATTTATTCCAAGGGTCGGTAACGAAAGATTTTGAGCAAGTGAGCGATGAGGAGCCTAGCGATACAGGATATACGTTCAATCCTTATGGCGGGATTTACGATAAGATTAAGCTGCTGAACACTGTCGAATGGACGTCAAAAGAAGCGGAGATGGTGCGAATCTATAACCATCAATGGTTCAAATACGAAACATTCTACAAGGCAGAGAATCCATTGTATCTCACTGATGATCCCATGGATGCGATGTTCATTAAGTTGCGATTGGATGTGATCAAGGAAGAAATCAAACTTCCTGGCGACACCAAGGAAGAAGATATGTTTGCGTTTGATCCTTCGCAGGAACAGCTTATATTTGATGAGGCAACAAAGCGCAAATTGGTGAAGGAATTTGGTGATCTCATTAAGCCTGTTGATTTCAAGCGCAAGGTTTTCTACACGGCGGTGATTTCTGGTGAGCATGTATTCACCTGGTTCAAGTCGGTTTCGCAGCAAGGGTTCTCAATCAAGTTCAAAACCGGCACCTGGAACCGCAATCGTAAGATGTGGATGGGTATGGTGAACCCCATGATTGAGCCGCAGAAGTACTTCAATAAGGCGCTCACTGAATTGATGTTCACCATTGCCGCCAATTCCAAGGGCGGCGTGATGGTCGAAAGCGATGCGGTAGAAGATATCGCAGATTTCGAGGAAAAATGGGCTAAAACCGATGGTGTGATCATCGTTAATTCTGGCGCATTGGCAGCAGGCAAGATTCAGGAAAAGGCCAAGGGCGCACTTCCGACAGGGCTGGAAAACATTATCACGCTTTCGGAACAGAATATCTCTGCCAATGGTGTTGATCCGTCATTTATGGGTGATATCAGTAAAGAAGATCAATCTGGCATTCTATACAAGCGCAGAATTCGGCAGGTAATTGCTAAATTTGCACGGTATTTCGATTCAGGTACGCTGTATCAGAAAGAAGATGCTAGGCTAATGGCAGATTTGATTCGCGTTTGGGTGCAAAATAACCAAGGTGAATGGATGCGTATTACTGGTGAAGATGGCGCGCAGGATTTCATCCAGATTACCGAGGATATGTTGGCGCCAGAATATGATGTTAGCATTCAAGAAGCTTCACAATCAACCGATGAGAAGCAGGAAACAGCGATTATGCTAACACAAGCAGGGCAGAATTTGCTGACGACAGGGCAAATCCCGCAAGGCTTGGCATTCTTGGCAGAATCCTTGCAATTCTATAGGCTTGACGGCGATGTAAGAAATCGTTTAAGTGAGGCATTGCAACCGCAACAACAAATTGATCCTCAGGCATTCATGCAAATGCAACAACAAGTGCAAATGCTGCAATCTTACATCCAATCGGGTGAAGTTGAGAAAACTAGATCAGAAACCCAGAAGAATTTGGCAACGGCAGCTAAAACTATGAAAGATGCGCAAGTTAGTGAGGCTGAATTGCCAAAAATGCACGCAGAAACTATTGAAACGATGGCCAATGCCGACAAGATTCGTGTAGATGCACATCTTGCGGCACATAAAACAGCGCATGAAATTTCACAACCGCGGGGAGAGGTATGAGTTTTGAAGATACAATTAAAGAGCTTAAGGAACAAATTGCAGCTGCTGAGAACGAAGGCGCTCCAGCTGTTGAGGAAGAGCAGCAGCCTGAAGAAGA